GTTTCGACCGTGCACGACGTGTGGCAGCACGGGATCGCGACGGCGATGGATAGGATGATTGCTCTCATGGTTGGTGGGTCATTCGCGCTTGCCTCGCTGCACCCGGTCGAGGTGGATTTTGACGTCCTCGAGGATGTGGGAATTTTGCTGCACCACGGTGATCAGCGCTTTGCGATCCTCGTCGCGCTCTTTGTCGCGGATGTCGTTCTTGTCCTCGGCGCGGTTGAGCCGCTTGTTCATCCAGATCAGTCCGAGACCCAGTCCGACAAGAGCGCCGAACGGTCCGGTCAGACTGCTGACCCAGGGTGGTGCAGCAGCGTTGACGACGTCGGATGCCACCTCGGTGGTCGCGACCATCAGTCGTGATCCAAAAATCCCGGCGACGATCGCAGCGATCCCCGATAGCGTGTGTTCGATGGTGGGATTCATCAAAGGGTGATGATGTTGGAGTAGGAATCGGTCGTGTACCAGGTGTTCGCTGCAGTGACCACAAGCCGGATCGTCTCCCCTGTCATGCCCGCCCCTGTATAATCGATCGACGTTTGCCCGCTCTCCGCCATTCCGTTGAGCAACCATTGATACATCTCGAAGTTGGGAGTCTGCTCCCACGTCGGGGCGACCTGCATTTCGTAGTTGGTAGCCCCGAAACCGATTTCCGGGGTTGTCAGGGCAACCTGCGGGAAGTCCAGATCGGCGATGACGTCGGAGGTGGAGGTGTTGGATCCCTGGGCGTTGGTAAATGTGACACGGCACATGATGGTGGTGTCGAAATCGCTGACCTCATCCAGCAGGTAGTTGTACGATATCTCCCCGGTGATCACCGCGCCATCCCTGAACCACTGGAATGCAGCCGTGCCGGCGCGGTCCCACACCCCGTCCCCGCAACTGACCTCGTCACCCGGGTGGAGTGGCAGGTTGTAGGAAAGCACCGGGGGGGTGCTGTTGACCGGGCCGCGACTGATAGCACCGGCACTGATGGAGACCTGTCTGCTGATGGAGAGCATGGCGAGTGGATCAGTGGGTGGGTCTCATCGGGACTGGTGGTTGGCGTGGTTCATCACCCGGGTGGCGACCCGGGCACCTCCCTGGCGGGAGACCTTCTCAAGTTGCTCCTGCAGGATCTCGGTCGCTTCAGCCTCGGCAACCAGCGCCTTCTCCTGCTGCCCTTCGTTCCGCAGGAAATCGGCATAGGCACCGTGGGCGGCATACTCGAACCACTCCTCGGGGAAGGTCGTGGTGTCGCCGTCGTTGCTGCCGTAGGTGGCAGTCAGCGCGGCCTTGTAGGTGATGAATGCGGAGTAGAGCGACTCGACCTGCGCCGGTTGGTAGCCGGTGATCTGGATGCCTGCAGTCGATGCGTAGAACTCGCCGTATTCGCGCGCAGGATCAGAGAGGAAAGGCTGCGTCGCGTGGATGCGCAGCACCGTGCCGATGTCGGCGAGCGCCGGTTGCTCGTAGGGCAGCAGTCCGGCCTCAGAAACGACCCGCTCTTCGCCGACGACCAAGAACCGCGGCCATAGTTCGGTCGCGGCATAGGCACGCTGGGCGCGCCGGTTGACGAAGTAGCGGATGCGGACGCGTTCCTGCTCGGCGAGCGTCGCGCCGCAGAGAGCCTCGACGAGTCCGAGCAGGTCGGTGTAGGGTCGGGTGTTCATCAGGCAGAGTAGACCTTGGTCGATGGTTCGAGGCGTGCCACGTCGCGGATGAATCCGCGGTCGCTGAAGGCGTCGTAGCCGTGCTGCGAGACGAGCCGCTCGTAGTCCTCCTGGGAGAGAGCCAGCACGCACTTCCCCAGTCCTTCTACGGTCCGGTGGTTCCGCATGGCAAAGGCCTGCTTGCCGGCTTCGATCTCCCGCTGCTTCTCGAGCGCGAGTTGGGCATTCCAGCCACGGGTCAACTCCCGCTCGAGCGCCTGCGCGTCGGCGAGCGTCAGTCCCATGTCGAGCGCCACGTCATGCAGGGATCCGAACATGAAAAAAAGAGATGCCGGGTGCCCCTGGGAGAGGGCACCCGGCAAAGGGGTGGGGTTAGACGGGGCTGGTGCCGAACCGAGCAAGGTCGAACGCTTTCCATCCGATGATCCACTCGCCAGCGGTGAGGTTGGCGACCGTCCCGGCGACCTGGAGGTAGATCGGCAGAGCCGCGGTGGTGTTGTTGACGTAGACGGTGCCGTCGTCACCAGCGGTGGTCAGCACGTCACCGGTGTTGTAGGCGGCCTTGACCAGTGCATCGGCGTCGAGTGCGTCGATGAATTCGTCGGGGTCCGCACCGGAGATGCCGACGTTGAATACAATGTCGGCCGTGCCCGCGGTCGAGGTGAGCTTCAACACCCCGCAGAGGTTCACCGCGCCGCCCGAGGGGACGTAGCCGATGATCACCTGATTCGCAGCGCCAAGGGTGGCGAGGAAACCGGTCGCCTTCAGATCCTTGTAGGAGAATCGGAAGAAGTCGGTGAAGTCGCGGGCCTCGTTGTTGCTGAGTTTTCCTTTAGTTGCCATGATGTTTGGTCTTCCTGGGATGAAGGGTTGAATTAGTAGCTGATCTTGCCGTGGGCGCGCGGGTCGGAGACTGCCAGCGTGAGGATGGTGTCGATGATGCCGCGGCGGCCGCCGCCCTGGTTCTCAAGCTCGCGGGAACCCACGGGCAAGAGGGTCTTCAGTTCGACGTAGTTCGGGTTGACGAAATACGCAGTGGTGGAACTCGGCATGCACGCCGGGTTGCCATTCACGATTCGTACGTAACCGTGGTCGGAGTCGAAAATGTTAACTGCAAGAGTTACTTTTTTCGACTCGGCACCCTGGGTCACGTTGTAGATCGCTTCGGATGCGGTGGTCTCGGAGCGGGTGAACTCGGTGATGCGCGCCCGCACGGCAGCACCGGCGATGACGGTGAGGTTGTTGACCTCGCCGTTGATCGAGAAGATCGACGCGAGTGCGGCGGCGAACGCAACCTCGGTCGGAGCAGCGGTCAGGATGCTGCCGGTCGGGGTGCGGTAGTCCTCCGGGACATCAGCGCCAGGCGTGGTGCTGATCCACTTGCCGAAACCGCGCATCTTGCCGGCGACGCCGGCGGACGGGGTGACCGAGTCGTTGGACGACAGCAGGGTCGCCTCGATGTCGCGCTTGAGTTCGAGCATCTTCTTGACCTTGGCGCGGGCGACGTCCTGCGGGCCGGCGCTCTCGGTCGCCTCCTGCTCGATGGACACCATCCACTTGCGCCAGAGACGCTGACCGCGGTTCTGCAGGCGGGCGGAATCGCCGAACGGATCCTCGAAGGAATCGGCGTCGCTACCCTCGACAACACCTTCGGTGTTCGGTGGTGCGAGTCGATCGACCGGCCATTCGGAGAGGGTGCTCTTCGCCTTGCTGCGCTTGCACAGCACGGTCATGGGGCAGGTCACCGCGGCAAGCATCGTCAGCTTGTCGTCGAGATCCTCGCGGTTGTTGATGCCGCTGCCCTGGCCGGCGCGGCCGGTCGGTGCGGATGGGGAGAATGTTGCGGAAAATGCCATGATGGTGTGATGGTGAAATGGGGAATCAGACTGCTGACAACGCTTTGATCAGGTCTTCCGGGTCACCGGATTCCTGGAACCGTTTTTCGAGCACCGCTGCCTTTTTACCTTTCGGATCTGCGCTTCGTTGGCTCGGTGCCGCAGCGCCCGACGGGGTGGAAGGCGGATTCGCCCTCCCTGGTTTTCCCGTTGCTGCTGGTGCCGTGCCCTTTCGCGCGGATGCTGCCAGGATCCCCTTGGTGCCGAACCCGGCGAGCAGCGTCAGAACTGGTCTCGCCTCGGGGACTGCACTGTAGAGTTTCTGGAACATTTCCGACTCGGTCAGGTCTTTGAAGGTCTTCGCAACCGGGGATTTTTCGTCGCCCATCTCTGCCACGGATTTCCGCACCCTGGTCATCGCTTCAACGCTTTCCTGCTCGATGAGCGAGTGGCGCTGGAACTTCGACTGGTAGTAGGGAACAGCCTCATCGAGCGTGTCGCGGATCTCGCGACTGAGTTCTTTGAGCTGCCTCTTCGTGTAGGATTTGTCGCCCACTTCGATGTAGTCCTGCGGACCGTAGTCGTCGTGGTCGTCGAGGATCCTCTCGGTGTCCTTGGCGAGCTTCTTCAGCGCCACGACCTTCTCCGAGAGCTTTTCGACGGTATCCACCTCCTTGAGGAAGCGGCTTTCGACTGGCTCGGTTGATGTCGCGGCCTGCGGTTGCTGACCTTGGAGAGCGGCAATTTGCGCGTCTTTGGCTTTCGACTCGCGCTTGAGACGTTGGATGTCTGCTGCGGCGCGGGACTTCAGCCTGGTGCGAACAAGTTCCCACTGCTCGTCCGTTAGATTCTCGAGGTCGATGTCCTCGGTTTCCCCGTCGGCACCCTCGGTTTCCTCGTCCTCGGTTTCGGTCTCCTCGACCTCCTCTTCGGCATCGGTCTCCTCGGTGTCCTCGTAGGTCTCCTCGGTCTCCTCCTGTTGCTCTTCCTCCCCTGCCATGAGGTCGATCAGATCGCTCTCGGACAGGCTCTCGTCTCGCTCGGATTGTCCGCCGGCGTTCGGGGTGGTCTGGATGCTCATTTAGCTCACACGATTGCGCCCGGGTGTTGGCGTTGGAGTTGCAATAGCAACTTTGTTGCGTTTAGCAAGCCGGAATGTGCAGGGAGAGGGTGGATCCGACCCGAACAACCAACCCAAAAGCAGACGGGCCGGATCCTGTGCGGAGCTTTCTCCCCCTTGAGGGCAAGCACCGCAAATCGTCAAAAATCAGGTGGCAGCCTCGCCCATCGGCACGCCGAACATGTCGAGGATGTCGGTGTGCACCGAGATCTCCGCTGCAGCCTTCCGCAGTTCGACGTCGGTCGAGTAGTTGCCCAGGCGGGAGATCGCATGCTCGCGCCGCTCGACCAGGTCGGTGAGGATCAGTTTGAACCTGTCGTCGTGGCGCAGGAACTCGATCGCGTCTTGGAGAGGGGTTTTCATGCCGGGGCGAGGGTGCCTGTTTTCAGGGTCGAGAAATCATCGCCAGTGCGGACGAACGTCGGGACGTAGCCGAGCAGTTGCACGGCGATCTGGGTGGCGCGGCCCAGGATGTCCTTCTGCACCCACTCGGGGTAGTTCTTCTTGATTTCGGACGCGAACAGGATCCGCCCGACGTAGTCCTCGGCGAGGTGCGTGACGTTCAAGCCGTGCTGCTCCTTGCCGTTGATTGCGCGGTCGAGCAGCACCGGTTCGCGGCACGGGAGGGTCTCCCCGAATGTTTCCCGGTGGTGGAAGCATTCGAGCGCCGTGAACCCGTCGGAATCCAGCGGGGTCGGCAGGTGGCGCAGCGTGTCCTCGCACGCCGAGAAATACTCGAAGCGGGAGATGCTGCGGCGGGTTGGTTTCGGGATGGTTTTCATGGCCCGACGTTGGTGCCTTGGAACTCGGTGGGCGCGGTGCCGATCTTCCCGATCTCGGCATTCTGCGCCTGCTGCATCTGGAACTGCGCCTGCCCGACGTAATCGTCCACGCGCTTTGCGAAGCTCTCGTCGGACTGGTATCGCTGGGCGACGTCGCCCTGCTGCATCCACGTCTGGAGCATCTGCATGGTCGCCTGCGCTCCGTTGGGTTGCGGTCCGACGGCGACGCCACCGAACAGTTTCGCGAAGTCGTCGGTGACCGCTTTGACCAGTTTCTGCTGGTTCTCTTCGGCCGGCAGTAGGATGTGCGAGGCGAAAGCGGGATCGATGGTGAACGCCAGGAACTCGATGAATTTGCTCTGGTCGATCCGGCCCATGCGGTCCATCGACATGAGGCTGCCCATCTGCTCGGCGCGCGCTTTCATCGTCTCCGGGTCGGTCGAGAGCGAGTCGAAGGTCACGGTGAACTCGAACTCGTCGTCGGCGATGTTCTGCAGGGTCACGGGGTCCGGCACGCCGGTCACGTTGAAGAAAACCTCGTCGGGACCAAACCGCTGGAAGCAGGTGTAGGCGAGCCGCAGCACCGATGCCGCGTGCTCGAGCGACTTGTTGATGACGAACTGCTGACGCACCGGGGTCAGCGGGTTGTTCGCGTCCAGGCCGGCGATGCCGTCTGCCATCCGCAGCGTCGCCTGCTCGATCTCGATCGAACCCGGGTCGAACGGTGGCGGGGCCATATAGGTATACTCGCCGGCGCGCCGCACCGTGATGTAGCGACCGGGACCACGCTCGGTCGGCGGCCGTGCCGCCGGTCCGGTCAGTTCCGGCAGCGTCGCCAGGCTTGTCCGGTCGGTGCGAGCGTCCCGCTGCACCTTCACCTGCCACTGCGCGCCGCGGAGTCGCTCGGGCAGCGCCTGCAGGTCATACATGCGCTTGCTGTCGCGCGACATCCTGGTGATGACGAAGGGCATCTGGTCGTAGCCATTCATCAACTCGCGTTTCCCGAATGCCTGGACGTCCTTGTTGGCACCGGTGTAGTGCGGATTGAATGCGGTGCAGTAGATGCCCTCGCTGCCGTCGTCCTCGTCGATCAGCCGCTGATAGGCGTGGACGACCAGGATCAAGTCGCGGTTCGCCTCGCTGTCGGTCGTCGCGATGCCTGAAAACGTCGCGGACTGGTCGAAGATCAGATCGGATACCCCGATGCCTCGGTAGTTCTCGATCATCTCGTCCACCCACTCGCGGTTCCACCCCTCGGAGGCGACCTTCCCCTCGAGTTCCTGCACGGTGTAAAGTTGTCGCCAGAAGACGTAGGGGGCACGCTGCGGGTCCATGCACCACGGTGGGAAGAAGACCTCGCCGTCGGGCGCGCAGGCCCGCACGATCGGCCTGGAGTCCATCAGCGCGGACCTGGAGACCAAGAGTTCCGCCATGCCTGTCGCACGCAGTTGGCGCAGTGCCTTGGCGGCGCGCGCGGGTTTGAGTTTCGGGAACCGCTGGATGAACATCGCGACGATCTCCTCGTCGTTCTCGCCCATCTCGATCATGTCGGCGATTTCGGGCGCGGCCTGCCGGATCTCCTCGAGGTGCATGTCCTGCCGGAAGGTCCGCTCGACTCGCTCCCACCCGACGTAGGTGATCATGATCCCCTTTTCCAGTCCGTAGTTGACCACCTCCTCGTGCTGTGCGCGGAAGTCTCGGATGTAGGTCGATGCCATCCATTTCGCGAACGCTGAAACGGTGGCGGCCCGCGGGAGCGAATCGACCTTCACCGCGAGCGCCTTGATGTGACTGCGGGAAAGCGCCGACATCGCCAGGGCGACGTGGGTGTCCATCCGCTCGCTGACGACGTGCACCTCCTGGTCGCTGGCACCCTTCCAGGGGAAAGCGTCCTCGGAGTTTTTCCGCTGATCCATGCTCTTGCCTGCCCACTCGTTGCGGCGCGCTTCGCGGTTGCGCTCGCACTGCTGGAAGTAGGCATCCAGCCCTGCCGTGGTCGCGGCATAGGCGTCGGCAAGGAGTCCGATGTCGGGGTCGTCATCGGTGTAGGACAGCATTTCAATTTCCTGGTCCATCATGGTCGGTGGGTCAGGGTGCCATCATCCAGCCGCTCGACCTGGATGGTTTTTTTGAGAAGTCTGCCCCCCATGCCTCGCCGGACCTTTACCGGGACCGCGACACCGTCGAGAGCGCACAGCACGAACGACGCATTGGGCGCGAGTTTGACGACCCGCAGCGCCTGGATGCCAAGTGCTGGCATGTCGGCGGCCGGCTCGGAGGTTTCGTCCTCGGCAGCCGGGTCGTTTTCGACGTAGCGCAGCACCGGCGCGGTCGGCGCGGGCGGCGGGGGAGGAATCGGCCTGCTTTTCGTCGATCGGGTCGGCATGCGGGTGCTTTTATCCGCTCCCCCGCTTTTTGCAACCTGATTGCGTTAGTAACCCCCCACCCCGCAGCGCCGGCCGCCCCGGGCTGCCGCCTCGGGGACGTGCTCGATGTTGCTGACGCAGGCATAGCGCGCGCAGTCGATCGGGTCTTTCCACGCCTCCTTCAGCCCTGCCTCGCCGGTATACTCGCCGAGCGCCTGGATGAAATTCTCGCAGCAGTCGGCGACCAGGAAGTGGGGCCGGTTGAGCGAGTCGATCGGCCTGGTGATGTCGTAGGACATCTTCGACAGCAGCGACTGCAGCCCGTCGTCGATGTCGAGACCGGGCGCGGGCACGCAGATGAAGTCGTGA